GTTAATACCCCCAATAGTGTTAGAGCCAAATGTGGACATTGTTTATAAGTTATATATTAAGGTTCCTTTTTGGGGGCTGTCAACCGTGCCAAACAAAAGAGCCCCTTTTGGGGGCTCTGTTTTTGTCATTATTTGAGAATTTTAACCGCCATTTTTTCTGAACTTCTCTCTTTCTTCTGGACTCATACTTTCAAATTCATTTCTCTCTCTGAAGATTCTTGCACTCTCTGACTCATAACTCTTCTTTGGTTTGCCCTTTGGCGTGTTCTTTGGAGCCTTCTTTTCGACCTTCTTCTTGACCTTTGTGGCCGTTGCGTCAGTTGTGCTACGGCGAGCCTTTGGCGTAGCCTTCTTTGGCGTAGCCTTATTTTTTGCCCTCTGTGCGTCCTTACGCTGTTCCTTGTTAAACTTCTTTGTTTCTCGCTTTTCTCTTCTCTTCTTGATTCCATCAGCCTTTCGCTGACGAAGACGAGCGTTTGTGGCACGAGTTGCGGCTCTTGCCTTATCTCTGGACTTCTTAAGTTTCTTATTTGTGCTTGCAGTCTTAATCTTGGAGTCTGCTCTACGCTTTGCGTTGGCCTTCTGCTTCTTGCTAACAAGCGGCTTGCCTTGCAAGATTTTTTGCTTATTACGATTGGCCGTTCTTGCACCCTTAGCACCACCCTTAGAGGGTTCATTAAACGAAGCAGGAATAACAATTGCTCTACCGCCCGCTCTGCCTCCACCAGAGGTTGGCTTCTTGTCGTTGTCGTATCTGCGACTTGTTCCACCCTTAAGTTTTTGACCTTCTTGATAAGGACCGTAATCGGAGAAATCTTTAACCGATGGCTTAATAGTTCCCTTGCGGGTATTTAAAAGTTCATCTCTGTTTTCTGCCGTAACCTTGGTTCTGGTAACAGAGCCGTCTTCGTTCTTAACGGCAATAATGTCGCCATTCTGAACTTCTGAGTCAGCGTCTCCATATGCGATTTCGCCAGTATCCTTACCTGCTGTTCCGAAATTAGACTCACCAGTGTAAAGACCTCCAGCCTTAGCCTTGCGTCTGAGTTCTGCGTTATAAGCACGGGCTTTGCCCGCTGGGGTCATTGAGCCGTCAGCCGCTTTATAGAATGTTCTTCCTGCCATGTTAGTATTTGGTTATTATTGGGGTTATTGACAAGAGTGTGCAGGTTTGCACACCCCTGTCAAGCAGTAATTAAGAACGCTTTGAGCGAAGGACTGAAGAGGCGTGACGCTCGATAATCTGCTTGTTAGCGAGATAGAACTTACGCTGTTCGACGCCAGCAAGGGCTTCAAACTTCTTGTAAATATCTAAATCCGTTTCGGCAACAGGGACTTGGTCAACCGAAATGGCGACCGCCTCTGTTCCGTGATTGGAGACGATTTGAGCGGCCTTTTCTTCAATGGTCTTTGCAGACTTCTCAATTGTGTTAACCTTGCTCATCAGCATTTCAAACTTTTCTTCAAGAGCCTTGTACTTGGAAACCGCTTCTTCCTTTGCCTTGACTTCGACAGCCATAGTGGCTTTCGTGGAGTTGAGTTCTTCTTCGAGGGCAACAGGCTTCAGTGCGGTTAAGGAAGCAAACTTTTTAGCAATCGCTTCAATCTTGGCATCAATGCTGTCTTCAGCAACTTCAGCAACTGCGGCAGAAACTGACGCAGGAGATTCAGAAGAAGCAAGGGTTTCAACCGTCTCTGCGGACGCTTGTGTTTCTGGGAGTGTTTCTTCGGCATTCTTTGGCTTTCCAAGTGGGTTTTCCTTGTGACGCTTTTGGTTTGGCTTGGCAAGGACGGTCTGGTTCTTGTTGATACCACCAAGGTCATTTGATGCTTCGGCTTCGTCTTCTGCAACGGGAGCGTCTGCGGGTGGACCTTGAACGATTAACTTCTTGTCGGAAGGCATCTTGGATGCCTTCTTTTCGTCTTCGTCTTCACAGTCTTCCTTAGCCATTAACTTCTTCTCATCCTTCATTTCATCTTCGTCTTCCTTGAGGTGTTCTTTCTTGTCCTTCTTGACTTGCTTATTCTTCTTTTCTTCATCGTCTTCCATTTCCTCTTCTTGCTTCTTGATTGATTCTGGCTCAGACTTTTCATGCTTCTTTTCGTCTTCCTTAGTGCCTTCGTTCTCTGTCTTTTCAAACATCTTAGCATACTGTGCTTCCATGGCCTCAACCTTCGCACCAGTGTGCTTGTGGTATTCCTTGATGTTGTTGTCCATTTCAAGAACCTTCTTCATGGCCTCGGTGAGGCTTTCTTCCATCTTCTTCATACGCTCGGTGTATGTGTTGTTTTCGCCAGCAAATGTGGCGAACTTTTCGTCAAAAGCCTTAACTTGAGATTCCTGTGATTCAAGGAGTTGCTTAAGGATGTTTTCAATGGATTTGCTCATGTTTTATAAGTGTGCTTATTATTTAGTTATTGTCAACCGAAAAATGTTCGGTTGCGTATTAATTAGAGGCCGTTTCTTGCCATTAATTTAGATGTAACAGGCGAGACGGCCATTGCTCGATTGGCCTTAATTATATCCCTTGCTTGCTTCCATTCATCCACAAGGGAGGTAGCCATGCCAATCCGAACGGCTTCGTCACCGTAGAAACATTGGCCCTGTAAGTTTTCTTCGTCCACGAAAGCACGGACAAACTTGACATCTCTAATAAAGCGTCTATGAAGTTCAACAACCTCGTCTTGGAGCCTTTGGAACTGAAGGGATGTGAGTGGCATATGTTCAACGCCAGCGGCCTTATAATCGCCAGACTTAATAACGGTAATCTTAACGCCTTCTTTTTCATACTTATCGCTTAAGTCCTTGAGTGTCAGGTATATACCAACAGCACCAATATTCGATGATGGAGTAACCATAAAGCGGTCACATTGAGAAGCAAGCCAGTATGCGGCGGAACCGCAATCGCCTTCGCAATAAGCAGTTGTTGCCTTTGGGTAGTTTCTAATCTTCTTGGCAAGTTCCTCAAGCCCAGTAGTTGAGCCGCCGCCAGAATCAAATCTAAAGACAACATCCTTGACATCTTCACGCTTTTCCCAAGCATCAAGTGTGCATGCAATGTCGCAAAGGTCAGTGCATCCAAGCATTCGCTCAACCTTTGTCAAGCCCTTGCCAATCACGCCCTTGACATCAATATACCCAATGTTATCTTCAACCTTGGGCTCAAGGAGTTCGTGAAAGAAGTTCTCTAACTCATTGTTAGATGGGCCATCTTCGTCATCGCCCCAAGGCGATGCCGCTCTAGACCTGCGACTCTTCTTCTCGGACTTGTTTATATATTTATCAGTCCAAGCAGACATATGATAAGCAATGTCTGGATTAGATAAGATTATATTTGCATTATCCAGAAAGGCTTGTGCCTTTAGTGGGTCGATGAGCATTGGACGCCCAGCGGTGATTGCGTAACATAAGTCGTTTCTAATCATAAGTTTGTTATCCGTTGTAAGAATTGTCAATCGGCTTTGAGCGACCTTGATTCTGTTTTGGAAGGGCTTCTATTGGTCTTTCATTCCGTTCAATCGGAGTGACACCGCTAGAAACATCTGGGGCTTCGGTTTCTGGCTCAAGTTCGCCAACCGTATCCTTAATGTCTTCATACTCAAGACCTTCCTCAATGAGGGGGTTCTTTCCGCTTTCATCTGGAAGGGGGTTGCCATCCTTATCAAGTGCTGGCTTGTTGCCAGCCGCACCCTCCATTCCCCCTTGTGGAGAGAATCTGAAGAGGTCGTCACGACTAAGTCCAGTATCCTTGGCTAACTTCTCAAGGAATAGGAAGTTCTTGGCTCTCTTACGCATCGTCTTTTCGTATTGATAACCTCTAGCCGCAAAGTCATCCTCAATGGTAGTTCTTCCCATTTCAAGGTCGGCTCGGTCCGAAACGGCATCACGACCAGCGTCAACAGTAACGGAGCGTGGAGTCATCCATTCCACCTTCCACCAATTTCTGGCAGATGGCAGGTCTCCACGGTTAATCTTAGTTCCAAGCCAATACTGGAAGTACGGATTGAGGAATCGCTTGATGATGATATTCTGTCTGTGCGAGAAATATCTTCCAGCCTTGGCTACGACAAGGCGGACCGATGCTCCGCCAGCCTTTGTTGGGTCTGCCAAAAACTCAAACGGGAGTGAGCCGAGGCAAGAGTCTCTGCGAAGGTGCTCAATAAAGCCCGTAAATGCAGTAGTTGGACGAGCAGATTGGTGCGAAATAAGTTCTTCATTTGGCTGAAGGACTGCCGTAACGCCACCAAGGATGCGATTCATTTCAGTCGTATTAGTTGGTGTTCCGCTTGTATTTGGAACGCCAAGACCAATATCTCCATTATCTGGACCAAGGTCATTTGTCTTCAGAATACGGCTGATTCTTGCATTATCTTTAGCCGCCACCTTTTCCATGGACAGCAGGTCCATTTCATCACGCAAATTGGTAATAGCATGCTGATGAGGGGGGTAGGCTCTTGATGCGGATGCATGTGTCGGATTATAGACATGCATCATTGCCGAGGCTGGAACTGGCGTAAAGTTTCCATCTGACTGCTTTACATAGTAAACCGTTGGAACACCAAACTTATTATACTTAATGCCGTCATTGATGCTTGGGTCCGATGTCATGTCGAAGGGTGTTTCAACACGATGCGTTTCTACCAACTGAAATTTTGGAATTCCGTTTCTTTTTGCCTTAATTATAAAAATTTCACCATCTCTATCAAGGGCTTCACAAATTATATAAAGCGATTCTAACAGTGAAAACCTTCCCGTCACTTCTGGGCTTTCGGATTCTTGGTCCCATTCTGCCTCCACAAGCGATTGCCAATCAAAGTCTCCGCCGTTTGCTTGCATCATTATGCCGTCACCAATAGTATAAATGGCGGTATCTGAGATTATTTGACGAAAAAGTCCGTTATTCTTCTCAAGCCAGCGTGAAAGACGAACCATTTCCCTTCTGACTGAGTCAGTTAACTCTAAGCGGAAATCGGTCGGTGCGGGAGCATCGACTCTTGTTCTGTGAACAGACTGACGGGCAGATTCCCACGCACCCATATACGCCTTTGGGCGTAGTGCGTTAGAGATAGCCAGTCTGGCTCTGTCAAATAAACTTGTTGGTTTTGGTGTATTGCTCATCTATCAACTTGTCGGTTGTAATTGGTTCTCAATCCTCTGACTCGACCCCCGTCTAGCAGTAAAAGGGCATATTTTGCCTCATTTAGCATGTCAGCAGGGGGAAGGGCAAACTGCTTGCTGGCGTTTGTGACGCCATCTCCGTAAGACATTATGGTTTTGCCTTCGAGTATTAATGCAACTGCCTTATCCCGCAATTGTTCAATTGTAGCACGGGGTAGACCGACAAAGATTCCAATTGCAGATTGGGCCATATTAGTGGCCCAATGTCAACAAAATCTTAATTTTTGTCGTTTTTCTTTACAAACTTATTGTAAAGATTATCAACCTTGTCTTTTATTTCCTGCTTTTTCTTGGAAGACAATTCAAAAGGAGAATAATTCTGCTTTCCGTCAATTATTTTAATTTTAATTCCAGTGTTTGGCTTTTTGCTTTTTTGTGTCATGTGTTTATTTATTACGAATTAATGGCTTTGTCAATGCGGAAGGTTCTAGAAGGTCTTCATACCCTTTATTGGGTCTAAATGTATAACTACACCCATGTCTTCTGGCAAAATCTTTTAAAGCCTCAAAGTGAGAAATTGCGTTAGCCCTTGCGTATAGACCAGTTGAAAAAGCACCTCTGACGCTTTTGTACTTATCCCAAGTTTTTCTTCTTATTTCTTCTGCTTCAGATTGAAGGATTTTTAAGTCTTTCATTGAATATGTTGGGCTTCTTGGTGCGGTCAACTCATAACTGCCCTCAATGCCAGCGGCAATCATTCTGCCCGCACCACTGTTTTTAAATGTAATAAAATCTCCAGCAAATTTTCCCTTCTTATCTGTTTCTTGGTATACGCTAAATCCACCACCAAGAGCATCCATTTTTTGTGTTGGATGATTGTGTAATATAGTTCCGCCCGTAAGCATGCCTTCTCCAAATCCAAGTGTAACTTCGCTGGAAGTTCCTGTTGTGTATCCAATAAATGTTCCAAATTTATCCCAAAGAGCACCATGCTCAACGGCTTGAACATGAAAAATGTCTTCTAAAGACTTTAGATTCCATCTGCTGTCTGGGTTTAACAGGTCATTTGGCATAAATCCCTTTTTTCTATCAAGATAGTTTCTAAGCCACATTGCTTTAATGTAGTCTTCGGTTATTTTTCCTTCTCTTATTAACTTAGCCAAATATGCTGGGTCTTGTGCTTTCGCCCAGTCAAGCAAATGTTCACGCTGTGCCTTATCTGAAAAGAGAGAATTTTCATTATATCCCCTTATATCAACAAATGTTCTTTGTTTTATTTCTTCCATTCTGGCAAGTTGCCTTTCGGTCGGAAGAAGGGTCTTCGTTCCGTTTTCTATTCTGTATGAGCGTCCAGCCATTTGTTGTTTGTTTTTTTAAAGTGAATAGATGCCGTTCAGATTGTATGACCCACCGCTGGGTATGAGCATTTCTGCTTCAAGTATCTTCGGCCATCTAAAGTAAAGCAATGGTTGGTGGAGTCAATCGAGGAAATACGGGGAATCAGTAGAACACCCTTCAGCATTTCTGCTGAGAAACCTCTTGTGCCGTTGCCATGCACAATTACCACCGAACCATCACATAGAACATCATGCATGCATTGCGGAGCAATGCAAGCGGAAACCTTAGTTGCCATCCGTTGCAATTGTGTCGTCAATTTTCTCCTGCTTATTTTCATCTGGAGTAAGTTGTTCTGTTGTTGTTGCAAGTTCCTTGGGAACGCTTAGAAGGCCAAATGCCGCCGCTGGGACGAGTTGCATAACTTCGCAGTCCCACAAGTGATTATGTCTGTTGCCAATACGCTTCCACTCTGGCTTCCCGCTTGAGTTCATAACTCGGGCCTCGGATTCCATCTGTTCAATGTAATCTTGACCACAATCTGAAGGGCAAGTATGACGACCCGTCTTTCTGAGACGACTGAGTTGGTCCTTCAACGCCAAGTTAGAGAAGTGGTGCACACGCACCACGCCAGTTCCAGCATTAACAAGGCGGGCAGGTGCATATGTCTTATTGATAGTTCTCATGCCGCCAGCGGTCTGAACCTTCCACGCAAACTCACTACGCTGGTCGCCTCGAAGGGCAGTGAATCCAAAGATTCCGCAGTTACGAATAACATCATCAAACTGGTCTCCGCAGTCAACATAAACGAGAGCCTTGTGAACTCCATTTGACTTGGCATAATCATCAACATCATTCCAAGTGGACTGGAACTTCCAACGCCTCTGGCGGCTTGTACCACCCTCTGCCCAAGAACGAATCAAACAATAGAATCCAGTTCTCTGCACATCGACCGTCATAAATCTTGTCGGAATCTGGTCTTTTATTTCCTTGTCAGAATTAACTTTCTTTGTGGCTGGATTGATAAAAGCCTCAAGTTCCCACTCATCGCCTTGCTTGTAGTCCCCAATGGACTGAAGCGTGTCAAAGGCATCTGGGGCATCTGACCAAAATTCAGCAAGTTGCTTTTGCTTAAAAATACGCATGGGTCCAGAGTCCCCGTTTAAATCAAGAATTAACTTGGCTCTCACAAAGGATTCAGCCGCACCACCCCAAGAACGAGCCGCAAGGCAGTTCCAAGTGTAGCCAGCGTTATAGTCAACCGCATTGGGATTTGAAACAGCATAATATCCCTGCTGATTCATTTCGTCACGGTTAGCCCTGCTATCCTTGAATTGGTGCTTACATCCAGAACACTCGTAAGTAGTGTCACTTCTGATTTTGTTAAAATCGTACTCCCCCTCAAACACCATAGCATCCACGGGTAGGCGTAGTTGCTCCCACTTCCATTCTTGACCACATCCACAACGGGGGCACTTAAATGACCACACCCGTTTGTCGGTCGTATTCCAGACCTCCTCGGTCTCGTCTCCTTGGTGTCCGCCCTGCGACATGAAGATACGCTTACCCAGCCAACCGAATGAAGTAACACGGGCGGTACATTCCGCCAAGTGCCCCTTCGGGTAAAGCCAAGTTTCGTCAGCCACCAGCCATCTGATAGAGCGTCTCTGAAGATTCTTTTCATTGAACGCCCCAAGACACCACAGCGTCATGTCATTCGTCTGAACTGTGTTTGATTTAGATTTCTCCTCGCCCTTGCTCAGTTTGCTCATTACCTGCGGGACATTCTCCCAAAGAACCCGAAGGCGGGTTTTCATCCAGTCAGCCGCATTTGCATCCGTGTCATTCAGATAAAGGGTCGGGGCTGGCTGTCTGGCTAAAATATAGCAACTTAACATTTCAGCCGCCAAGGACTTGCCAGACTGAATTGGGGCAATGACCTGTATCAGACGCTTCTCGGGGTCTGCAAAGGCACGGAGTGGCTCTGCGAGCCACGGAGTCTCCTTGATGCGAAAGCCAGCGGGCATCGGGGAGAACGGAATAGACCGAATGTTGTTTTCCAGCCACGACACAATGTCGCCACCCTCATCTGGCTTGAACACCCGTCTCATACGGGCTTCTAGATTATCAATTAAACTAATGTCTGTTTTAACTTTCATTAGCGTGACATTATGTCCTCAACCGTTTCGGCAAAACGCATGCCCTCGTCAATCCCGTTTATAATTAAAAAAGATTTATATTCCTGCTCAACCTTACTCGTATCCTGCATAATCGAAATCCTGTCCTTATCAACCCAAGTCTCAAGAATCATGTTTGTGGGCTGTCCAGATTCCTCCTTCGGAATAAACATATTTAACTTTATAAAATTACTCATTTGTAACTTCCTCGTTTCTGACTTCAATGTGCTCAACCACTTCCGCATCTCCATCACCCAAAGCAACAGCCGCATTACGCTCTGATTCTGGTATCTCTGGCATCTCAACCTCTGGCAACGACTTCACCGCAATGTCGCTCAATTCAACCTTCGGATTATACTCAGAAATCTTGCGGAATAAATCATCCCGAAACTCACGGAACGCCTTCAACGCCTTCGGCGGATTGTCGGGATTCGCCTGTGGGGCAACCGTCAACTCCGCTCGCTCAATCAACGCCCGCAACTCTCCCAAAATCTTCCCAAACCGTTGCCCAGCCTCGTCCGCATCCACCAGCCTCCCCTGCTCCTGCAAACGAATATGACGCTCCCGCTCCAAACGGAGCAAGGTGGCTATCGCTCGGTCATAGTTCCCGTAAAGTTTACTTTGGCTCGGGTCGCCACTCGCTACCGCTTGCTCAAAGGTGCTTCTTGTCATCTCAACCAACGCCATCTGCTGGTTGATTCTCGTATCCATCTCACTGTCACCAGTCGTATTACTTACACTCGCAAGTATCTCGTCCAGCCTCGCCAAATTCAATGGCTGAACAGGAACTGATATATGCCCAGCCGCTTCGTTATCCGTCTTCCTCTTCTCCCGCCACGCTTTCGCTCCCTCAACGCTATCAACTGGCATCCCCTGTTGAGCCAATTGTGTAACCCGTACCCTCGATATTCCCAACTCCTTACCCAAATCTTCGTGAGTTAATGACATAATGTTGCGTTATAAGTGATTTTAACCCAGTATTACCGAGTTTTGGCAGGTCGCCCCTTTATATAACCCAGCGGGGGCGGGTTCTGAGTAATAGATTCCTTTAAGGGGGGGTGGGGTGGGTGGCATGGCATTAATCCACACGGAGAACGAGGTATGAGGCACGGTGTTTGTGTAATGGAATTGGGCCTGTGGGCGTGTTGTGTATTCGCCTGACAGAACGGTCAGTTCGGAGTGCAACATGCCCCCTTGGGGCATTTGCGTGGGCATTATGCCATCTACAATATGTATTGTATCGATGTAAGTGATGGTAGTCATTGTGTAATGGAATGTAATAGCAAAGTCAAGACAGGAGAGGGGGGCGGGGTGGGGGTCACTTGCGAGGCCGACCACGGGGGCGTGGGGGGAGGGGGTGTGTTGGCTTAACATCCTCACCTTCATTGTCATCTGAAACGCTATCTGCATTGACCTTTCTCCATGCTTTAGCGTATGCCTTGCAAGCCTCCTCTGACCTCATGTATTGGGATGGGGTGAGGTTGAACAGTTGCTGTATACGCTTGACCTTCTTGGATACGAACTGTCTGCTACAGCCCTTGATGCGTGAGAGTTCTGTCTCTGTGGGAGGGTCGCCAAGGCCAAAGGCTATGAGGATACAGCGGGCTTGGAACAGCACCTCTGGGGACTCGGATAGTTGCATCGCCATAACGACCCTGCGGATGACGGTTTCGAGGTCGTCTTGAGAGAACATCCTCTGGGGCTTGGAAGGGGGGTCGTCAAAAGCGTTGTTTTCAGAAAACGCAAAAGCGTTGTGATTTGGCTGAACCTCGAAAATGTAGTTAGAATCCAAAGTGCCTTGTGGGGACATGGGTTCTGGGAGGCCATTTTTTTGTTCTTTGGGGAGCGATTTATACCATTTATTGTAAACATCGTCTCCCGTTTCACCGTAGTGAGTTTTTTGAGCGACCGAAGAATCAATTTTTTGCATAGCGTTGGCCTTCAAGTGCTTGGTGTTTTTTGGAGGTCTGCTCATTTTTTAGTGCTTGACAGGCTTGTATACGCAAGCATATTAGTATATATAATACGGAAGTCAAGCAAGAATGAAGCCTTACGGCTTCCTTTCTCTTTGAGTTTCAAATCTTTGCAAAACTTTTGAAATATAATCAAATGTTGTAAACATTTCTGTTTGCTTGCTCTAGGATTGAATTGGATTAGCGTTTATGCTTCACCCCGACCCAACATTGAGAGCGATTGTCCCAGATGATGATTGGGTTGGATGAGGACAGTCGGATGAGGTGTGCGACCACATCTGAGGCGGTAGCCATACCAACCCTCATCCTCTCCATCGTAACAGCCACCAAGGGGCTCTGGGCAGGGTCAGCGAGGTGCTGGGTGGGCTCTATGTCTATCATCTTCTGTAAGTCTGCCAGAGAGAAGTTAGCCATAGTGTTCTCGTCATTGAGTTCCCAAAGGATACGACCCTCGGCATGTCGAAGATTGAGCATGACCGTGGACTTCCCGTCCTTGTCCTTGAGTCCAGCCCGCTTGCCACGCTTGGTAAGCACCAATTCAAAGAAGGGCTTCATCTTGTCGGTGCGTCTCAAAACGGCGACCTCTCGACTCCAGTTTACTAACTCAGAACTCCCGAGCCCGCTATATGCGAGGTCAGAGATGGAGGCCGCTGATGCGTCCTCCTTTGCCTTTGGTTTACCCGTATGGTGTAGCCAAATCCAGACAACCTTGGTTTCGAGAAGGACGGGCTGAATCCAGTTGCGGAGGAATTGGGATGCATACGCTTGGTTGGACACATCTCCACCTGCGAAGGAGAGGAGGGGGTCTGCGAAGAAGAAGTCTGCGTTGTTATGGACGATAAGTTTACGGGCTTGCTTCACAAACGCTTCCCCAACCTTGACCGACTCACGATAGAACTTTATGTTTGAGCGTAGCAGGGTCTTCTCTTCGTCAGTCAAATCCATGGAGCCAACGATGCCCTTGAACGCTTCAGATAAGTCTCCCGTGTCGTTCTCCGCTTGCATCACGATGCACTTGAACGGGCGAGTGACCTCAATCGAGAAGAAGGGGCGACCGATTGCCAACATGATTGCCATTTGCATCAAGAAGGACGACTTGCCGATGCCCGACTGCCCGATGATGGATAGCGAGCCCCCTTGGCATAGCCAACGGTTTCCCAATACGGTTGTTGGGTCATTGTCCGTATTGTAGTTCTCCAAGTCATCTACTGTAATCTCATCTGGGACTTCGCTGGACTCCAGATAAGAAACCCAATTGTCCCATGAGTCAGCACCGACATTGAGAGCCACAATCCTCTGTTCCTTCTCTCCACGATACACGCCACCGAGGCGAGACCAGCGAGAGGGGTTCTTGGTCATCTCGTCTGGCTCATAGTCAGAGAGATAGTCGAACACCGCCTGTCGGCGGAGTCTCCATTCATTTGGGTCTCTGGCGTCTACACGCACCCATGCATGAAGCGACTTGCCTCCCGAGTCAATGATTGCACCAATGGGAAGGTTGGACTGCTTGAAGATTGCAAACTGTTCCTCCTTTGGCCGAGTGTCAAACTCTACAAGGACATAGCGATGGATTGAGACGGAGTCATCTCGGCCAGAGTAGTCGCCCTCAAGGATTGGATTGATGCGAATGTATGCACCCTGTGGCTTGTTCTTATAAAGTTCGCTGTCACTTGGGTTCGAGCCAAAGTAACGGTCAATCCACCATTGGACGGTTTGGAATGTTCCTTTGCTTGCTGGAAACCAGCGACCGTCTTCGTCTTGACCCGCTTCGTTTGTAACGCAAATAATCTCCTCTGGCTTGAAGCAATTGCGTAGCAATTGTTCAGTAGAGAAGGTTTCGGCCTCGGGCACATGCCGAGCGTTTGCCAGATTGACTTTAAACTTGCCCGACTGCGTAACAGTCTGGCTCGGGAGCATCCTGCGTGGCTCCAGATTTGCATTATCATCCAACATCCAGCCACGAGGCTTGGAGTGAGGGGTGTTGTATGCGTCTTTAATCTTATGCTTCAACTCACGCTCATTCCACGGAGGGGAGCACTTCAAGTTGTAAGCCGTCATCAATGCCGATGTTTCTGCTTCGGCAAGATTGAAGCCGTGTGCTAACGCAACGGCCAATGCAAATGTTTGAGAGTGACCGCCCGAGCCAGCAATGGCGGGGGGCATAGCGGAAGCATATCGACTTGCTCGCTCATAAGGTGAGAGTGGTGGCATTTTTGTGGTGTTGCCACATGATGCCCAACCACTACTCTATGTCAAGACAGAAACCTTACAGGAATAAATCCCGCTTATCTTCTTTTGCCTTACGCTCTTGCTCTCTCTTCACCTTGCATGCATAAACTGATGAGTCAGAAACAGCATCATTAAAAAGGTCTCTCGACCATCGCCATGCAGACTTTGTAAACTCCATTGGGATATTATATCTTATTCCCCAAAAGCCAATGCTGTCAGACTTTTCCTTATAGAATAAGGCATCATCAACAGACTGCTTATCGACCCACTTGTAGACTCCGACCCAAACATTAACTTCATTGGTTTGAATGTTCTTAAATACAATAACGACCTTTACCGTGTCTTCGGTAAAGTCAGTTGTAATTCTGGATTCATAAATGTCGCCAGAGTCCTCATGCTGTCCACGAAGAACCTTAAGTCCTTCTTCATCAAGGTGAAACAAATCCCACCCGTGCGGATTGCGTTCCTGTTCAACAGGGTCACGGTCCGAATGATGCTCAAAAGGGGCGGTCATCTTCGGATGACTCCTTTCTCGCTTGATAAGTTTTCTTTTGTGGATAAGAAGGAGAGCCACCGTCAGCGTTTTTCTTGGCTTTCCATTCTTGATAGTCGGCTTCCTTAATGGCTTCTGCGGTAATGCTGTCATCCGCACCATTGTAAACAAGTTGGTCGGGGGAAACCCAGACCTTTTCGCCTGTTTCGTGTTCGCCACGGTATTCTACCGTGATTGCCTTGATGCCAAACTTAGTTTGGATTCCAGCCTTGATGACCAAAACCGTCTTTCCCGTGAACTTCCCGCTTTTAACGGTGCAGATGTTGGAGAAGGCGAGGTCGTGGAGTGACTCGTTTTCGTTTTCGTATTCGCTCATATTATTGGTTGTGCAAGACCGTATATGCAGGTTTACCCATCGTTTGCAAGAAGAAAGATAAGGGGGCTTACGCCCCCGCTTTGTTAAGAAGATAAATACCCGCCATTACCATCAGAGTAGTAAGTGTGGTCATCGCAGTATCCAATAACGACTTCAAATCCAACCCAATCGGTTCCAGTCACATTATATGTTCCACATGCTCCGTCTGCAAAAACACGGTCATAATTGTTCCCAATCGTAAAGTCGCCACATCCAACATTAACAAAAGACGACATGTTGCTTTCGCTGAGTAATGTATTAGCCTCCGTACAGGGCGGTGGCGGTTCTACATAACTCCAATGGCAACCATCGTATGTCCAGCCGCCTTCACCACTGATGTGTGCGGTAGCATCTTCGCATTGAGGACCAGTGTATTCGTCTTGGTAGTATCCACCGTTTCCATCAGAGCGATAGTTATAGTTGTTGCAGTTTCCGATAAATGTTCCGCTACCATAGTAACTTCCTCCGCCAGATGTGTAACTTCCACAGTTACCATCAGCGTATGTCGTAGTACCCCAAGTGCCAGTCGCAAAATTGCCGCAACCAACATCAACATAGTTGTATCCGCTATCGTTGCTTAAAGTGGTTCCGCTAGAAGGACATGGCTCTACATAACTCCAATGGCAACCATCGTATGTCCAGCCCGCCTCGCCCGTATGAAGTCCAACATCTTCGCAATTCCATCGGTCATCGTAAGACCAATGGCAACCATCGTATGTCCAGCCTTCTTGTCCGTTGGTATGTGCGTTAGCGTCATCGCATGGATTTGTGTAACTCCATAAACAGCCGTCATATGTCCAGCCAGCCTCGTTGATGTGCAAGTCAGAGGGGTCGCAATTCCACCTGCTGTCGTAAGACCAATGGCAACCATCGTATGTCCATCCGTTTACGCCATTCTCGTGGAGGCCAGAGTCTTCGCAAACAGGTTTTGCTTCCGAGTAAAAACTTCCAGCACCGTCTGAGTAATAATTATTGAAGTCATCATTGCCGTAGTAAGTTCCGTATGCCGTGTAGTTCCATTCTGACCATTCTCCATATGAACCATCGCTATACTGTGCTCTTGTTCTTGTTCTATTAACAACATTAAATAATGCAGTTATCAGATGGTCTTCGTCTCCTTGGTATCCAACAATTGTCGGTGGAGATGGAGGCTTCGCCTCCAAGTAGTAACCACCCTCTCCGTTAGAAAAGTAGTTATTTGTCTCATCGCTTGCGACAAGTGTTCCGTTCGGAACATATCCAACGCTTGTTGTGACTTCATATGAGTCGCATGCTCCGTCTGCTACAAGATTGTAAACAGTTGTTCCAACTTGAATTTGTTGTCCATAAATTGGAATAATGATTGAAGATGTGTTTGCTTCCTCTAGGATTGTTCCTGCTGATGGACATGCTGGAGGTGTGAATGAAATGTTTTGAGCCGTAGTGAATGTCATTCCCCTTCTT